AAAAGTCCATCTAGCACTTAGACGTCTTGTCTTTGCTTCAACGGTTTCTTTTAAGATTTGAATGCTCATTTTTCTTCCTGCACTACCTTCAGCAGTTGCCGTAGCATCTGGAGATCCTGCATATGAAGAAGCAAGTTTAAATGGGCTTAGAGCCTCATCACCTGCTGTTGCTCCACCACCAGTTTCCGCATAACGTACTCTTAATGTGTGGATTTGGCCCACTGGACCACTCATTGGTTGTACACCAACAAGTTCGTTAGCGATAACAGAAGGCATAACCCTTCTAATTAACGGTAACATTACTTTGTTTAAAGTTGCGACTGAACCTGCACCTGTGGCACCTGCTGTTGCGGCCTCTGACAAATGTCTTTTTGTATTCTCGAGGACAACATCTAAAGAAGATTTTCTGTTTCCAGAAAGACCTTCTAGTAAAGCGTCTTTAGTTGCTGACCAGTTGCTTTCAAATAAGTCTGCCATTTCTAACTCCTATTAATTTATTGAAAGTCCGGCTAATTTACGAATCATGTCAATTTCTACAACATCATTCGCACTTTTGTCATCGGCTACTGTTATTACAGCCGCCTTATTACCAGTATGTTCACTAGTAACTGATTCTGACAATGTCTTCTTCACTCTTGGTGTTTCTCCATCTAAAACTGAAGGCAAGTACTTGTTAAAGGACTCTTCCAGTTTTTCAGTTTTAACACTTTCAAGTAAATCTGACATGATTTCTTTCTTTTCTTTACCCAATGGGGCCATCAATTCGTTTAGTTTTTCCTTTCTTTCGAAACGATCTTCTGAAACTCTTAACTTAGATTCAGTTAATTTAACTGCTTCTTCTTTCTTAGCAATTTCTTGCTTAGATTCGTTAAGTTGATTTTCCAACTGAGTTACCTGTTTTTGTATTTTCTTGATTTCTTTTGCTTCATTCAAATAGCTCACGCCATATTCATTTGCAAATGCTTCAAAAATTCTTCGACCGAAGTCATTTTCACGTGCTTTAGTGATATCATCACGGAAAGATTTAACTTCATTAGTAATAACGTTATTAACAACGCTTTCGACCTTGTCTGCCGCTTTCTTAATGAAATCTTGTTTGGCTTCTGCTAATTGCTTCTTGCCTTCTCTTACCATTTTGACTTTCTGTTCTACAAGACCTTTTTTGTCTTCGTGGAACTCTGATAGTTCATTAGCAAGTTGCTCTGCAACAAAATTATCTAATTTAGTTACATGTTCACTTGTTCTTGCTCTATCTGCTCTAAGTTCCTTAACTTCTTTAGCAACCATTTCAGTTACAAATTTGTCAAGTACTTTGGAGTGCTCACTAATTGCTTTCGTGTATTTTACTCGATCGTTCGCAAGGGCTTGTTTTTCTGCTACAATTTCAGAAATTTCTGCTTCTACTTTTTCAGAAATAAAGTTGTCAACTGCTTCTACTATTTGACCTTTGTCATGTTCGTATCGCTGTGCAAACTCTTCTCTAAGTTCCGCAGTAAGTTCTTCTCTTGCTTCAGAAATTCTACCTTCCCATGCTTCTTGAAGAGCAGATTTAACATCTTCTGTTAATTCTGCGTTCTCAAGTAGTTCTGTAAAATTCACTGCCATAGTAGTCTCCTACTTATAATTTTAAATCATTGATGAAACCAGTGATTGCTTTCACCAAGTGTTTTTCTGCACTTTTATCGTGTGTTAATGCACTAGCGGTCTCAAACATTTGAGCTCCGCCTCGCATATTAAATAAACTTTCATATATAGATTTAGGATAGGCATCAGGGGCACTTGGTTGTGCCACAATGTCCACTGTAACAATATCAAAGTCGCTTACTTGTCCACTTTCGTTGACGTTTCCACTACCTCTACTGCTTACACCAAGTTTAGCACCTGCTTTTAATAATGCTCTCGCAATATTACCCATCGGTGTTTCTATAATTTTAAGTTTGCCCAAACCGTTTGAATCGTCATAAGTCATTTCTTGAATTATGTGACTCACACGGTCTAAATTTATTTGTAATTCTTCAGGGTGATCTAACTCACCCATCACAGTCTCACCTTTGGCAAGACGTTCTTTTACACTATCAACAGCCTTTTTAATTTCATCTTTGGGATATACTCTACCGTTTTGGTTTTTTACATCACCTTGTATGAATAAACCCTGCATATATAGGTCTTTACCATCTTTAGATTCCATAATCTGGACGTTAGATGCTTCTGGACTTAGATATTCATATAGTTTATTAGCCATTGTTTACTCCTATCAACTAAAAAAGATTATACTTTTTTAGGTTCAACTTTAATGTTGTCTGATGGTGTGTGATCTTTTGCTGACTCACCTTTGTTGCCTTCGCCGCCGTCTTTTAGAACAACTGCTTTAGTTTTACCGTCTGCGATTTTAGATGGAGCAGGCATTTTCATACCTTGTTCGTTATCTGCTTGTCCGCCACTTGGTGCCGCTACATTGTCAGAAAGTTTAGTTGCTTCTTCAACAACTTCGTCTGACTCTTCTGCAACTTCTTCGTCTAAGTCATATTCGACTGACTCTAGGTCCATTTCATCTGGCATTTCAGCATCCATTTCTGCTTCTTCGCCGTCTTCCATATCGCCTTCTTCGTCGTCTGCTAATAATTTTTCAAATTCTGCTTTGAGGTCTTCTAGCTCGTCTTCGATATTATCAACTTTATCTTCTAGGTCTTCTTCACTGTCATCTTCAGCGTCTAACTCTAACTCGTCTTCTGCTTCGTCTTCAAATGTACCTTCTTCGTCTGCTGAAATATCATCTGCAAAGTCATTTGATTGATCAATTACTTCATCAACTTCAAATTCTTCTTCGACTGCTTCTTCAACAGCCTCTTCCTCAGATTCCTCTGATTCTTCTACTGCTTCTTCTTGTGATTCTTCAACTGCTTCTTCCTCTGAAACGTCTTCGTCTAGAACTTTTTCATATTCTGCTCTTGCTTTAGCAACAACATACTCATGAAGCAATTCTTCCGCTTTTTCGTTTTCTTCGGCTAGTAATAGTTCAAGAATGTTTTCTAATTGTGTTCTTGATTCTGACATTGTGGTCTCTCCGATTAAATTTTTTTTTGGTGGCTCAAACGTAAGTGTCTAAACTACCCTGTTAAGTACTTATATGATGTATGTATATTTGTTGCAAAACGGTGTGAAAATGATGTTTTTGATGCGAAAATGGTGATTTCGCATTATTATGTCTTAATATTTACTATTTTAGGTGTTTACTTAAAAACTAGTTTAAATTAAACCGCCACCTGAATCGCCTGAAGGAGACGCATACATGACCTTAACAAATTTATCATGTTCTGTTTTTTCTTTCTCTTTAAGATCCCTTACTTTTCTTAGTTTGCCTAACTCTTCCAAAGTAAGTTTGGATTTTCTAGTGTCCTCTTTACTTCTTTTAACAAACTCGTCAAGTTCTGGATTGTAAAATTCTATTAATCTCATTATAAACTACCCGGTCCTCCTGGTGTTATAGGTGGTGTTGGTTGTCCTCCACCTGCATCATCAGTATTTATGCCTTCTTCACCGGCCGTTGGATCTTCCAATGGAATATCTCCTGCTGGTATTTCAAAATTAGGATCTACTGCCATTGGGTCATTAGGTCTAATACCTAAGTTTCTAAGTTCTGCGGATTTACCATCCTGTGTTTCGTATTTCTCATATCCGTTTTCAGATCTCCAGAGCTCTTCGTTTTCTTTTATCTCTTGCTCTGTAAGTCCCAAGTATTTTTTAAGTTTAAATTGGTTGGATAGGTGAGGAACTGCCGCTACTGCATTATATAATTGAGCACGTTCTGTATCCAATTGTAAGTCTTTATATGTGCTAAAATTAAGTGGTTTATTGAATTCTATATTGAATAATGCATTATCTATATCAACACCACGATGCTTTAAAAACATCTTAAATTCTCTGTCTAGGTCTTCTTGTATCTGTCTTTGAAGCCTTTCTACATACTTTGCAAACCTATATTCTTGTATATAAGCAACACCTACTTTACCGTCGTTGTATACTGCTGACCCGTCATCAGGCCCTGTAGGTAAGTAAGAACTTGGTATTCTAAGTCCTCTTAATAGTTTATTGTTAAAGTATCTTAAGTCATCTATTTGTCCTAAGTTCTCTCCGCCTGGTAGTGTGTCAACTTTTGAACCTCTACCATCTGCCGTTTGTGCAAAGAAGTAGTCTTCTAACATACTCATTGGATTATATGCGGCATCTACAACACCACTGCCGTCTGCTTTCTTATTAGGTACACGTTTTTGTTGTACTTCATATTTTACTTGTTCTAAATACTGTCTTGCTTTGTGAGGTGGCATATTACCAACATCAATCATAAACACACGTCTTTCAGGTGCTCTGTGTACCCTGTATATAATTATAGAGTCTTCAAGCAATTCCTTTTGCTTGAAAACCTTAAATATAGGTTCTAATATACTAACACCAAATGGCCATGCATGGTCCATGCCTTGTGTTAAACTTACGTGAACAATGTGTTTAGCATCAACAGGTGTGCCTTGATCTGCACCATCTATTGCTCCAGTACCATAAGCATTTGCTGTACTGTTTACGCCTGCCATTACACCTGTAAGACCCTGTCCACTTCCGTATGGTCTTGCATGTAATCCTGCTACACTTGTTGCTGTTAATTCTTCAAATAGGGGTTCTAAATTTTTAATAAAGTAAGTTTCAATCTTCTTACCTTCACTTTCGTTTACAATAACCTTTTCAATGTTTGCAGGATCAACCCAATATAACTTATATGTTTCTGGGTCTCTGATAAAGAATTGATCTCCGTATTTAATAGTACTTCTAAATATACCAAATACCCTTTTGTGTAAATCGTTTAATTTACTCCATTGTTTAATTGTTTTGCTGATAATGGAATTTTCTGTATCTGTAGGATCTGCATTAAACTTGACTTCAAAAGGTAATCCTGTATATTCATCTTCTTGTGTGCCAAATTCTGCGACTGTATCCAAAGCGGCATTTATTTCCAAATCGTTATCCATTTGGTCATACTGCATATATCTCATTAATCTGTTGGGAGAACCTGCATATACTTCAGGTAGCCAACTTGCATATCTGCTGGAAGCCGCACCAGGACCTGTTTCAGAATGGTTGCCTGTTACATTCAGTGGTAATCCACTGTTGTCGACTGATGTAAAATACTTTTTCCAACTCATATAAGATTCCTTTTAGTTATATTACACTATTTATCTGAAGTTGTCAAGAAGAAACTGGAAGTCTTGGCTACATATTGCCTTGTTCTATGGTTTTTGTTTGTTTTCTTGTTAAGAGGATAAGAGTTTCTAGATATTTTTTCATTTCTTCATTGGATAGTCCTTGCACGTTATCTGTGTCGAAGGATTGTTTAAAATCACGACCGGATATACCCCTCATATTATCTGGACCTCGTGCCGCCTGCATTTGTAAATTAGTCTCTATCGCTGAGAGTTGACCTGCCTTATGTAATTTCATATACATATCCATACTCTGTTGTTCTTTATTGCTTAATGTTGTAGAACCCAAACTGATTACTTGAGCTGGAGAACTTTGATTACCCGCTGTATTTAAAAATCTTTGACCCTGTACGTCTCCTAGGTAACCAGGTGTCGTTTTACCATATTGATTTGTTCTGGATTCAACTTTATCATTGGTAAATCTAACGGGTGCCGCAGGACCCATAAATTCCGGATCTACCTCTTTAACTATTCCTACCTTTTCTGCAATATTTTGTGCTGTGTCAAAACTGTATTTTTGATTTAATGAAGTTTGAATTTCCTGTCTTTTAGCATCTTTTCCTGCTTGTATTTCTTCTTCACTTAATTCATAAAAAGGAAGCAATGCTGACTTTATTCTTAAACCTATACCGTGAAGCATTACACCGAATTCCATTGCTATCATATCAAACAATTTTACAAGAGCTGGTTTTACAACGTCAGTAAATGTTTTGAAAAATCCTGCATCTTTATTTTTATCTAAGAAATCCTGTACCTTTTGGTTAAATAGTCCAATTTTTACAGTCATAAAGTCTATTGCTACAGGAAGTTTTTCACCCAAACTTTTTGCTATTTCTGATTGATTACCTTCTATTCCAAAAAATGTTTGTGCTAGTTCTGTTACTGCATTTCTTAATGCCTTAAAAGAATTATTAAATGCATCGTAATCTATACCTTCTATAAACGACA